GAGAACGTCTTCAGTTGAACCTGGATGTTCTTCAGAATGGTGGCCAACCTTCTGCTGACTTTGATGTTCTTGTTCGTGCGTCTGGTCTTTCTAGGCCACAGTTTATTCAAAAACAACTTAAGTTTTATCCTGATCTTCAGTATAATCCTTCTGCTGATGCTGGAGCACAAAAGTACCAAGACAATTTAAAATACGATAGGCCAGCTGCTGAAGGTCTTGCTAATCCTAGGATTGTTGGTGAGCAACGTGATCGACTCCGGTTACGTATTCAAAGAGCTAAACAACAACAACTTACAAGTTCGGCCCCTTTCTCGCCCAGCGGGAAAAGCTTTGGGGCTGGAGACTATGGCGGTCTTGCAGCCCTTATAAGTGGTGGTGAAGGCGGATTTAATTCCATTAATCGTGGGACTGCTGGTGACACTCCAGGTGGAATGAATCTTACCTCCATGACAATTGGTCAAGTAGAAAAACTTCAAAACAATGGTGAAGTATTTGCTGTTGGTTTTGCTCAATGGATTCCTGGTAATCTAGCTGGAGCAAGAAAGGCAGCTAATCTTCCTGCTACTGCTAAGATGACTCCAGAAAATCAACTTAAGATGTTCTGGGGTTATGTTCTTAACAGTAACAAGCGTCCTATTTTAAGGGACTATCTGCTTGGCAAAAACAATAATGTTGATGCTGCTCAAAACGAACTTGCTTACGAATGGGCAGCCGTAAAAGATCCTAATGGGCGTGGAAAGTACGATGGAGACAAAGGGGGTAACAAAGCGTCTATTGCTGTTCAAAAAACCCGTAATGCCCTTATGGCCGCTCGTAACGCTCTTAGCCGTTCACGTTTACCACAACCAAGTTAACCGTGTGGATCAAAGGTTCTTTCCCTGCGAGGATGGAGCCTCCACAAACTTTAGACTGAATATGCCCTTGAGGGGGCCAACTTATCCAATGAAACAAGATGTCTGAGTACAATCTTACTGGTGTTCCCGACCGCGACGCTATTCAAATTGCGGAACAGAACAAACAACTCAAGGCTTATGAAGAGCTGAAGGCTGAAGAAGAAAAGAAAAAGAAGGCCCAGGCTGATCAACAGCGTAAGGCTAAAGAACAAGCCAAAAAGGATAAACAGCTTGAGGCTTCTTATGTCAATCCTCTTCAACCAATCAAGAATGTTCTTGGGGGTGGTAAGGGCAATGAAATGGCTGAACAAGCCATGGGACTTGTCACACCTCTTGCCCAACGTGTCTTTCCTGAACAAAACAAAAGAGCAGCACGTGTCTTGGCTGGAGCTGGCGCTAAACTGATTGAGGGTCCAGTTGAACTGGCTACTCAGGTTGGTTTAAACCTTACCACAAACCTTGGTAAGAATCCATGGGACCCTGATTTTAAACGGGCTCGTGCTGATCTGGGTGTTGGACCTAAGTCTGATATTGGGATTGCTGCTTCTAATATTCTTGCCTTATATTTTGGCGCTAAGGCTGCCCGTAATTTGCCGGGTGGTAAATTAGGTACAACTCCTATGCCAACTGGCCTTAAAGGGGCAGCAAAGCTTGGAGCAAAGGCAAAGCGAGTAGCCCTTGAAGACCTTGTTCCTGGTGCAGTTGCTGATTTCTTCCTTACCACTACAAAAGATGGTAATGTCAGTGAGTCAATCAAGAACTTGGTTCCTGAGCAATATCAGGATTCTTGGGTTTTAGGTTTGTCTAGTGATAAGTATGGTGACCCCATCCTTAATCGATTCAAATCTATGGCAGAGGGTGGCCCTCTTAATGCTGTTGGTAATGCTGTCATTCCTGCTCTTAAGGCTGGTCGTACCCTTGCTCAATCACTTTTAGGGAAGGGCGCCACTAAGGAAGAAGCATTGAGGGCTGGCATTGAGGAATCCGTTAAGATTACCGATGAACTTGGTAAAACAATTGCCAAGTCCGATGTTAAGGTTGAGGCAGAATGGAGTAAGGTCAATCAAGAAGAGATGGGTAAACTTCTCGAAGAAGAGAATGCTATCTATGGTAAACTTGAAGGTATGGATCCAGAAGATGATCAAGCCAAAGAACTTACTCGCCAACTTGTTGACATTCAAGGACGGCAGCAGGAACTTGATAACATTATTCAAGAAACAGCTGATCCTAATGTTAAGTATAAACAGTGGGAAACAACTGCTACCGTTAAGACCGATCCAATCAATGACGTAGCTGCTAATCAAGTTAACCTTGAGGATGGCTTCCCTGGTGTTGGTAAAATTGGTGTTCATGGGAATGCTGGCAGTGTGATGACTGATCCAGCCCTTCGCAGTATTGGTATCAAAGATACTGGTGCTGAAGACATGGTTAATCGTTTTAAAAAGGATGTTGATGTTGCTGAAATTGCACGACGTTCTGGAAAGACAGTAGACGAGGTTCTTAAAAACGCTGCTCGTATCTACGCTGATTTTCAAGAAGCTATCAAATCTTATGATGATCAACTTGTTGATGAAGGACAAGAAAAACTAATCCAACGAGTTCTTGGTGAGGTCGGTGATGTCTATCGTTCTAGCAAGACAGGCTATGAGTTTGCTAGTAATGAAACATTGATTGCTGCTAAGGCTATCGTTGCTGATCTTTCTAATGGTCTTTATCTTCTTGCTAAGGAAGCTGAGGATGCTGATGTTAAACAACTTTATGGTGCTAACACCTTTGATCGGTCTGTGGATCGACTTGTTGGTGTCCTTGAGATGTACAAGACAGGCACCCAAGAGTATGGTGGTGGTCTCAGCAGTCTCCGTTTAAGTCTCAGTAAGAACACCTTTGCCGGTGAGGCAGAGATGACTGCCCGTGAGTTTGAAGCAGATGATGCTATCACAACTCGCCGCCTTCGTAAGTGGGCTACTGATGTTAAGGAAGCCTATCGTCGTGGAGATCCAGAAGCAGTGGATAAGATGCGGGCCTTGATCCGCTCTATGGTTCTTGCTGGTGGTGACCCGTCCAAAACGGTGAATTTTGCTGCTACCGCTATGCGGATGTTTGTTAAGACACAAACCAGCAACTTCTATAACAGCATCCTTTCTGGTACCAAAACTCTCATCCGTAACGCATCTAACGTTTATCGGCTGGTAGAAGCCCCGCTAAGCATGGCCATTGTTGGTGCATGGAAAGGTGACCCTGCCATCATTAAAGCTGCCTTTGCGGGCTACAGCGCCATTGGTCAGAGCACATCTGAAGCGTTCAGGGTTGCTGCGCGTACATGGAAGGTTGGCATTCCTGCTCAAGCTTCTCCGTATCGGGTTCTTCAGGATAGCGAATCTCTTGCCATGCTACAAGCTATGGAGATAACGGCTAAAACTGAAGCAGAAAAGATGACGGTTGGATTCCTCAAGGCTCAATATCGCTTTGCTGAATACACCAGCTATCCATCCAAAATGCTGATGAGTATGGACGATGCGTTTAAAACCGTTATTGCCCGTCAACGCATTGCTGAAATGGCTACCTATAAAGCCATGACAGAGGCCAAGACTCCTACTGATGTTGCTGATTACCTCAAGAAATATACGGATGAATACTCTCAGTATATTGACCCACAAACAGGCGTAATTAAGGAGAAGGGTCTTCAGGAATATGCCGACATCGGCACCTTCCAAAATAACCCAGGTGAACGCTTTAATGACTTGTCTCGGGCAATTGAAAATCTTCCATACCTTGGTCCTATTGGCAAGCAGATTGTTCCTTTTATCCGTACTCCAGCCAACATCTTTGCTTATCAATTAGAGCACCTGCCCCTTACCAATCGGTTCTCTAAACAGTATCAAGATGCGATGGCCTCTGACGATCCACTTCGGATTGCTGAGTATGAGGGTCGTCAAGCAGTAGGCATGATGACGATTGCTGCTATTGCTCCACTGACTTTTGCTGGACTGGTGACTGGTAACTACCCCCTAGATCCAAAGGAACGTCAACGGTGGAAGATGCTAGGTATTCAGGCACGGTCTTTTGTACTTCCTGGTGGTAACTATATTTCTTATAATGCTCTTGAACCACTTTCAAACATTATTGCCGCTACTGCTGACATTACACAACTTACAAAACTTGGAGCAGTTGATGCTGCTGAACGGTTGACTGGTACACTTGGTCTTGCTCTTGCGGCTAGTTTTACTGAAAAATCTTATTTCTCAGGACTTCAAACTCTTGGTGATTTTCTTTCTCCAGAAACATGGACAGAAAAAACAGCAATGCGTGGCCTACTGAGTGCTGCCAACAATAACATAGGGCTTGCTGGTATCCGTCGTGCTCTTGCTAACTCCATGAATCCTTACATGAGGGAATTCAGTAATGAGTATGAACGTACAGCAATGGCTGCTATTCCAGGTTATGCCCTGACTCGTCCCATCCAAAGGGATGTGCTTACATTTAAACCCATTAGAAATCCTGTTGGAGGTTTGTGGAATGCTAACGTTCCTTTTGAAATAAACCCTGAAAATAAGGATCCAGTAGCTCGATTTCTTATGGATATTGAGTTTGCATGGAAGGATACCCTTGAAAAGGCTCCTAATGGGCAACCGCTTCTTGCGGAACAAAAGGCATTTATCCGTGAGGCTATATTCAAGAATGGCCTTCGCAAGGAACTAGATGACTTCCGTAAACTCCAATGGGTTAAGGATGATCTTGAGAATTGGAAGAACCGTAACCTTGGTAAGATGAGTGACGTTGTTCAAGTCCGTCCACGATCAGCTGATGCTGTTCAGGAAATCTGGGACTCTGCCAAACAACGTGCCTATGCTCAACTTGAAATGAATAAAGAACTTGGCTTCGGTCAAGCCAGTCAAGAGATCCGTAAGACCAAATATCAAACGGATCAAGGAAATTATAACCCAAGTCAACCGCGTGAGTTTGGTACCACTGACACCACCGGAAGCCGAAAGGTTTACGATGAAATTATTAACTTTGGTAATCCTAAGTAATGGCAACTACCTCCAATACATACACGGGGAACGGCTCTAACAAGCTGTTCTCTATTACTTTCCCATATCTCGATACCACTGATATTGACGTTTACCTAAACGGCACACTTCAGACGGTTACAACTCAATACACATTTGCCAACGCTACTACCATTGAATTTGTTGCGGCTCCTGCTAACGGGGCCGTAGTTCTTCTTAAGCGTAGCACGGATGACGCAACACTTCAAGCTACGTTCTTTCCTGGTTCATCCATTAAGGCAGCTGATCTTAACTTAGATTTTGATCAGGTTCTTTATATTGCTCAGGAAACCGCTAATACAGCAACTACTGCTACATCTACGGCTACTTCCGCAACTACTACAGCTAACACAGCCCTAAGTCAATCATCGGCTGCCGTTAGCACGGCTAATACTGCTTCTAGTAATGCGTCGGCTGCTGTATCAACCGCTAACACAGCATCCACTAATGCTAGTAATGCTGTTACGACGGCAAACACCGCATCAAGTAATGCGA